AAAATAGTCTAGCATTCTTAGCGTAAAGGTAGTTACACCATTTTGCTCAATGATCTCTGGGATCATATTACTAAGCAATTCACCGCTACCGACTACGCCTTTATTATTACCAAAGTAACTAATATTTTTTAGTAACTCTTCACCATATTGCTCAAGCACGCCATTGACCACACCAAACTCCATGATGTCCGTGCCACCTAGATCGCCACCTTGACTAAGAAAGTCTGCTTGTGCTTTGTTTATATTGATGCTCATCTAGTTGCTTTTTACTTTTTAAATAGGACAAATCATTAAGAAATTGAATGACTGATAAATCATAAACCTTGTCTAAAGGTATGGCTTCAAAGTCGGCTACTTCTTTTGCGTTGTAGATCCATCCCCAATTGCTTGCAAAATTCTCTTCAATTGTTGCGTTCTTTTTTTGTTCACCTTCCTCAAATTCATCTCGCTGATCAAACAATCCATCGTATTGTTCGTTGAATGTTTTAAGACTTGATAAAAAAAAACCATTGCGAAATATCCGTGCTTAAACTCTGCTTGTTTCATATCGTTTGCATATTCCTCATGCTTTAGCGCATCATAGTCTTGCTTGACAAAGTTAAGCTTGCGCCAGCTCCATTTTAAAGGCGTACAGATACTAGCTAAAATATTATGCATATTCATGATAGGATCATCTTTGCTAAATGTCAAAACCTCAATATATCTGCCGGTGTTAAATGGCATCTTTACATCAAAGTTTAAATGATAAGCTTTGCCGTTTGCTTGTATAATAGACCTAGGTATTGACATTGTTGCTTGATCAATCTTTAGATCAAATTCATCCTTTAGTTTCATGCATAGCTTGCCAAACTTTTTCGGAGGCAATGACTCAACATAGTCCTCACTTTTGTCAAGTAATACTTGAACTAACTTGCTGGCTCTTAACAATTCATCTGTCTCAATTGTCGCTATGCTTTGTAGCTTTTGGAATTTGTCAATAGTTAACTTCATACTTTATTAGATATATTTATTAGATAACATGGTACTTGCCCACTTGTTTATGATCAATACGGCATTTGTTAGCCAAGGCCAAAGCAATCACGCAGTCATCATGAAAGCCTTGCGGTGCAGAGTACCTCACACCAGTAGGTGTGAATGTGTACTCAAATACCTCTAACTCTTGTTTGATCGGGCCATCTGGATAGCTGATTGACTTAGTTTGAATGGCGCTGCTTAGTGACTCAAGCAATTGCTGCTTGCTTGTAGCCGTAAACTTAAAGCCATGCATCTGCGTGAACTTCTTTTGTAACTCTTCAACTATGGCATCACCCACACCAGTGCTATCAATTACGATCGGCAGATTCTTTGGCAATCTTAAGATCGTCTCTTTGGTTTGCATCCAGTCTTTTTGAAAGCGCTCAAAGTGTACCACATTGCCTTGCTTGTCCATGCCTATGATTACTGACCAGTCCACAGACTTGGCCAAGTCAATACCATAATAAGCAGCTACACCTTTTGTTTCTCTGGTACAAGCGTATATAAAATCACTACCAAAAGGGTTGGCTGCATTTTCCATAGGATCTGCCATGTACTCTTGCTTGAATACCACTGCCGGTAGTTGTGCTGCTGCTGCGTCAATCTCAGTGGGATCAATGTGTGGGTTGTCATAGGTAGTAAATTTAAAAGATTCCCAGTTAGGCTCACCACCACGCATAAACATGCTATAAAAATAGTTCTTGCCTCTTGGCGTGCTTAAAAATATAGCCTTGCCTTTGTAGTCAGTAAGCGTAGGTCTTATTGAATTATTCCAGCCATCCTCTAGATTTGGAATATAGGATGCCTCATCTATGATCACCAGATGATATTTAGTACCACGCATTGCGTCAAGCCTTTCACCAGTATAAAAGCGAACAGATCCGCCAGTGACAAAGTCAATAAGCAAATCTGTCTCATTCTTTTTATAAACCTTATCTGGTAGTATCTTACATATTTCCTTAAAAAACATCTTGCCAAGCTGATATGTTGGCGTGATGTATGCAACATGTTGTCTCTTCAATCCGGTCTCAATAGATATGTTTTGACTGATCAATGACTTGCCAAACCTTCTGCCACACATCATCACTCTAAAACGAGCCTCCGAGTCAAGCACTTGCTTTTGTGCTGGGTGTGGCTTAGGTAGTTTTATGTCAAGATTCATACTTGATTGTGATTGTTTCTATGTTTGTATTTTCAGTAGTTGCGCGATCAGTCATGCCAAGTGCATTCTTTGCATAGAAAATTGCTTTGCCTTCATTTGCTACAATATCAATAGCCAATGACTTAAACATAAATACGATCCTATTAGCCACCTCATGATAAGGATGCGTAGGATCTTGTCTTATTTTCCAAAGGCCCATTCTTGTGTAAAATTCAAAGTCATGCTTTCTTAACCAATGATCTAAGAAATAATCAATCGTTGGCACAAAGCGATCTCTAATCTCAACAATCTTGCCCGATCCAGTTGCCACTTGCTTTTGGCCCTCCATGCAATTATCACAATATGCAAAGGCCAACTCCATCAATTTCTCTTCATCAATGTCTTTGAACTTTTTAGTCACATGCTCTCTTATTTCCATAGTTTTATATTTTTAGTGCCATCACGATAGCCTCTTATATCGGCTTCATGTTGCGCCCAATTCTTTTGTAATAGTTCGGTTTTGTTATAGCCATATTCATCACCAGATGCATGGCCGCCTATATGCTCGGCAAGGCAGTCCATCACATAGTAGGTATTAAATCCAGCTAGGTTGGCCCTCTCACAATAGTCCAGATCAATAGGCCCATAAGGAAACATGGACTCATTAAAGATGCCGATCTTATCAACTACCTTCATACTAAGTAGCCAGTTGCTTATAATATGCTGACTATTTATGCCACGCCTTTCTCTGTCCAAGCTGCTTGCCACAATGCCGGCATCTGGGTAAGTCTCTAGTGCCTCAACCTTTTTAGCAAGCCAATTGTCCGGCTCAATAATGTCATTTGCTAAATACGCAATTGCATCATAGCCATCCACACCAGCAATGTCAATAGCTTCATTCATTGCGTTGGCTATGCCTTCGGTATTTATTTCAACTACACTTACATCAAAGCCTCCGACTTCTTTTACTACCTCAAGCCAATGAGCATCAAATCCACATTTAAATATATTTTGATACATTATGTCAAGAGGTCTTTTGCCATAAGTCAAGCCAGCTATTAATACTTTCATTTAAAATATGTTTTTGCCTATTTCCTTTGCTGGGTTGCCAGCATATTTTGTTGCGTGTGTTGTGTGTAGCTTTCTTGTTACCACGGCACCCATACCGATCATGCATCCTTTAGCAATCACTTGCTTTTGATGGATCACTGCATTAAGTCCAATGTTGCAGCCATCACCGACAATAGTATGACCACCGATCTTTGCACCGCAACTGATTGTTACATTGTTACCAATCACGCAGTCATGACCTACATGTGAATGCTTAAGCATCCAAACACCAGCACCGATTATTGTCTTGTCAATTGTGCCGGCATCAATAGTCACATGACCAGTGATCACGCAGTCATCACCGATCACAACTTCGCCTACTGGCGCATTCCAGAATAGCTTATGCTCTGCTGGCTCACCGATCACACAATATGGCCCGATGTAAACATTGTCACCTAGTGTGACATTTGGCCCTACAATGGCCGTCTTATGAATGAATGTACTCATTGAATGTTTTATATACGTTAACTAAAAATGATCCCACGCATGCACCACATCTGCCGTTGTATGTGTAGTACGGATCTTTTGTGCGCATGACTTCTGCCAGTTCGTTTTGGATCTCATGTGTAAATCCAACCAGTTCACCGGTTGTCTTGAACAGATCATAAAAATGCTTATGCCTTAACAAGGTCTGCAAATGCTGATCGTCTAGCTTCATTAATTCGCTCATGATTGTATTTGTTTTTTGCCCACTCAAAAAGATCATTGCCCATCTTGATCCTTTCGTCTGGGTTATTTACTAAGTATGATAAATGCTTAAACCAGTCTGCTTGATTTTTTACCCATAGCACTGGTGCATCTTTGTCTAGGTTGTATGGCTCAACATCACTCACAATCACTGCCACTCTTTTAGCTGCCGCCTCAAGTAGCTTTAAATTGCTTTTGCTCGCATGCCATGGTGACTCTTGCAAAGGCACAACCATAATGTCTGCATGTTTAAAATGCTCCATGTAATTGCTTGGCAGTTCGCTTATAAGTTTTCTATTAGCTAACTTTCCGCCATTCGTAAACATTGAATGTATCTTATCCCAGTATGATTTGCTCACTGGATCTGTGTCAGTATATCCGCCAAGCACCATCTCAATATCTTTTAATGCAGTCAGTCTTTTAAAAGGATTTGCTAGCAACTTAATATCCTCAAGGTGTGTAGATCCGCCGGCCCAAAAGATACGAGTCTTGTCGCTTTCGTATTTGTCACCATTGTATTGATGCTCACCATAAGGTATGCAGTTAGGCAGTATTAATACTTTCTTGTTGTACTTGCTCACCTTGTCAGCGATCCTTTGATTTGTGCATGTCACAAGATCAGCATTAAAGATGTTGTTAATGATCCGCTTTTTGTGTGCCTCATACCCATAATACAAAGGATGGTTGTATGGCAATTCCCAGTCATCATCCAGATCCATCACTACTTTAAAGTGCTGCTTTGTCTCATCCCAGTCATTATCAAATTGACTGAATCTGTTATACAACAAAATATCAAATCGCCTCTCTTCAAGTATTTCTTTTGTAGGTACATTGCACACATGGTTGTAAGAGTCTGGCATAAATGCCAAAGGCAGCATTACTCTATGCCATCCGCAACCGCTTAGCTTTTGTGTGATGCCAAGTACTTGTATGATCTTAGCGTCCTTGTCCACGATATTTCTTAGGTTTGGGTGAATGCTTGTTGTAGCTTTTTTTTGCTGATCCTATTTTGCGTTTGCCAAATGTGACCTTGCGTGAGTCATTGCTTACTTTTGCCATGATATGAATAATTGTTTAAATTGATCAAAAGTTAAATTCACAACATAAGCATCACCATCACACACAATCTCTGTGTACTCTTTGCCTTGCTTAAAATTGCCACATGCATAGTCAATGTTAAAAAATAAAAACTCAACCTCTTCTAGATCGCTGAATTTATATTCAACACCTAATTCACTAAATAAGATTGTGTCACTATTGTGACAAAGAATCGGCAAGAGTACTGGTTGCATGTTATTTAATTTTTTGTCCTATAAATCCAGCACCAAATATAACACAAATAAATTGTGAATATTCAATCGGCATGAAATATAAAAGCACTGCCGTCCACACGCTTAAGCATGTCACGCAGTCAAAAGGCTTCATCCTTTTCTCAAAAGGAATCTGCCATACCTTTTTTATAACATAAACTATTTTGGCCACGTTCACGAAATAATACGCAAAAAAGAAAGCCGCTAGAATGATTGTAAGCATAATGTTTTAAGTTCAAGTTTTGTTTTACGAATAATATCTTTGACATGTTTCTCTGGTATGTTATAAAACTCCGCTACCTTTTTACATGATCTAAATTCAACATATTTATTGAAGAGTATTGCCTCGTGTGCTTGCATCTCATCTTCGCCATACTTGTCAATCAATCTTTGATTTGCTATCTTAGCAAAGGTAGGATTTAATTCTGGTAACTTTAGCTGGCTTTTTAGGTACATGATCGCTTTCTCATATTCATTTTTCCTAAATTTCTTATAAAACTGGCTTGTGCTGCTAAAGGCCATATTAGTGATAATCTTAATAGAAAATCCTAAAAGGCCATTAGAGGCCCAAATTTCGTTTATTTTATCACAATCAATGCCGAGCAAGGCTAAAGCCATTTCTTGCCTTAAATCGTCTTGCAATGACTCTGGACGCACACTTTTGATCAGTTGATTAATCTGTGGTGACCGGTAGATGCTTTCAATATGTTTATAGCAATCTTTCATTATTTATACAAATGTACTCAATGTACTTGGTTTTTGCGTGTTTTTTTATTCCTATACTCTTTTTTTTTATTTTTACCCCCCCCCCCTAAAAAATCAAAAAAATAGAGTACACCGAGTACAAATGTTGTATTTATTTATAAATCAATGATTTAAGTAGTTTCAAAATTGTGCGAAAATTGTGCAACATGCACATTTTTGCTCGTTTTTGCACAATTTTGACGCTTTTGCACCTTAACTTTTTGTCCATCCCACTCAAAAATGCCACCTTCTGGGTTATCCTTTAGCCATTTTTCAAATGCAGCTATCGGACTTAGATAAGATTTTAAACTCATGTTTGTTGTTATTTTGTCGGTTACGTCTTGTTTCAATAGAATACCCAAACAGATCACTGGCAACTTGTATGCCTTTTTTAAATCTCAATTGGGTGTAGTCTTTCTTGTCAAGATCGTTCGTATTTAAAAATGATGTGTATTCAATCCCAAACTCCATCCATTTGTCACCTTCTAAACTATCGTAATAGTCTAGGAAATCCTCGCCAAAGTTAAGCTTGACATTCTTACGAATGATTGTGTCGCTATTGTCCAGTGCTGGGATGCCGGCCTCAAGGTATATCTGGACGCATTCAATCATGTAATTGTAAAAGCGATTCCATTCATCATGATCCCAGTCATTAAACAATGCTTTGCCACCAAAGAAATCAAGCGGTGTATTCTTATGATTAAAGAAACTGCTAAACTCAATCACCTTAACACGGCGCTTGCCATGACCACCAGAGTAGTTGATAGTGTAGTTGGTAGTAAATCCAAACTTTGGTGAGTCCTCGTAGGATATATAAACCTCGTCTTTGTTTTTTTTCTCTATGGTCACCCCTTCTGTGATCTTAGAGTAGAAACCTTCAAAGTCCACATTCTTACGGCAATCCTCAATGACGATCAACTGCGTGCTTAACTCAACTCTTTGGAATGCAAAGGACTTGTCAAGCTTAAAGTTCTTGCCATCAATAGAGACAAGATTGATCAGCTTGCCAATAGCTTTAAAAAATAAACCTTTGCCGGCGCCACCACCTTGTGCCTCATCTTCTGTCTCTTCTGCTAGGATCACTGCAAAAGATTTGGTAGGATCTTTGTAAGTGTGCAAAAGATAACCGATCAAACTAATTGCATAAGCTTCGCGCTCTTTGTCCGAATTGCTGATCTTATTAATGAATTTAGTGTACTGCACATTCTCATAATCAATGTCATGATCAATGTCAATCTTGTACTGGATCACTTGATCGCGCCACACATGCATATTGATCGCGCCATACTTTAGCAATTCCTTTTTATCTTTTGTGACATGCACCACACCATTAAGGAATGGATAATATGCAGAGTCTTTGGTATGCTTAAGAAACTTTAATTCTATGTTAGGCATAAATTCAAAGAGTGCTTTATTAAAATAAGCATCTGCACCTTTGTAGATCACTTCACGCAATCTCATCTTATTAATGCCGTCAAAGTTATCATAAGGGATGGCGTCAATATAGTTGATCAAATACTTTTTGATCTGCTCAATATTCGTCTCACTGACAAAGTTATCTACTACACGCACCAGTTGATAGTTTAACTTTTTATCATAGTAGTAAAGATAAAAGCCACCTTCATTTGATAAAAGACTGATCAGCTTATAACGATCAATTGTGATCTGGCCTTTTGTTACTGACCAGAATGTAAGCAGTTGCGTGTCATTATCCGAGTCCATGTCTTGCACTAACTTTTTAGCTTGCTTAATGTCAAGCTTATGCTTTTGTGATAAGTAGGCAGCGATGTTCTCATTGTCAATGCCTTCATCTTTTTTATTGACAAAGTCTTTTTTAATGTTGCCTCCGATCCTATTGCGTTGCTCACCATAGCCATCCTTCACCAGTTGCTTTGCGGCTTCGCTAAAGTTACCATTATGCTCAAGCGTTGCATAAATAGCAAACGGCTTATAACCTTTGCCGGTGTCAAACTCTGTGCTTGTGCTAAATACTTTAAATAGTCCGAGGCCTTTGTGATAGTCGGCCGAGATGTGCGAGTCAGTCTTGCCGGGCCTTTTAAGAAAGTCACGCTCGCCACGCGACTCTATGTAAGTCCAGCCATGCGCCTCAAGTAGTGCGACCACATCGCATTTGCTATTGTAGTCATCCCACGGCGTTGTCTGGTAAGTGTCCGAGTCTGCCACAACTTGCGTGCGCACCTCTTTGACAACTTCATTGAATGATCTGCAAATAGATAAGATGCTATCTCTTTGCTCAAGTGTAATCACATTGATGACAAAGTCTTTCTCTTTTGTGTAGCCTTCGGATGGCGGCGCTAGCACATAGCCACCTTCACCGCGCGTCTCAATTAATACGATCTCTTTTGCGTGTGGTGTTTCTTTTAATTCATCTTTTGTAGCGTTGCGCATGGCAAGCTTTTGATTGCCTTGCACCTCTTCGCATCGGTAGTACAAATGATAACCGCCGGACTTTGTGCGCACTACATAAAGTAGCGGCATAAGATCGGCCAGTGCATCTTGTAGTCTTTGCCAAAGGTTGCCGCTCACATCATATTTAAGATCCACATCTATAATCTCAAGTCCGCCAGATACGGCACCGCCTATGATCGCAATATTTTTGCAACGATCATTTGTAAACTGGTGTTGTATTGTTGCATCATCCATGATGCGTGACTGAAACTCCGTCCAAGGAAAAACGGCACGCTTATTTTCCCCGATTGGTATAACGGAAAATCCTTGCTTTGTGTAATAGTTGGCAGCTTTAATCATTGGTTATAGGTTAAATTGTAAATCAAACATTTGTAAATCTTTGCTTGCAGAAGAGGCAGATGTTTGCCTATCATGACCTCCCTTTTTATATTCTATAAACATATCACACCAAAGCTTCATGCGATAATTATTTATATTTAGCATTATGCCTTTATCTTTTGCAGTTTCTTGATGCATTAAATTTGCCATTATGTATTCAACTGCTACTCCGATACCATGACAAGTATCATATTCGGATAATGTATAATAATGATTTGATAGATCATTAAGTTCATCAATTAATTCTTGCTTTGTTTTTATCATAGTTCTTGCATTTTATAAATTGTTCTCACTTCAAATCCTAATTCTTGTAATTGCTCATGGCGATACTTTTGCAATTCACTCAGTCTGCCTTTCTCTGCCTTGCATTCTATAAAAAATGTCTTGCCATCTTTTAATAACATAAGATCCGGCATGCCATTTTTATTGCACTGAATGATTTTAACTACATACCAGCCCAGCAATTCAAAATGACGGATGACTTTACTTTGCAGAATACTCTCTCTCAATTTCTTTTAGTTTTGGTTTAACCTCTTTAATAAATTTTGACTGCACCATTATGTATAATGGTTTCTTTTTTTCTCTTTCGGGTAGTGGCTTACGGCCTCTTGTTTCTTTTTTCATTTGTTTTGTTTTTGATTTGCTGCAAACATAGTTAAAATAAATTTAAAAAAAAAGTTTTTTATTTAAAACAAAATACTTAGCTTTGTCCTCGTAGTCAAAACAAACTACATTTTATATTATGGCTTTATCACAATTAGGAGGTGTTAACACAACTTACCTCAGTGTTGCGGACGGCAACTTAGTACGCCAACACAAACAAGCAAACGAGCGCACAACGGAGCGCTTAACAAAAACCGGCAAGCTAGTGTTTGAAGAGAGATTCAAGGATCTCACTGCAAAGCTAGAGAACATCACCACGCGCACCAATGACTATGGCACGCAGTGGCAGTTGCATTTTAAGGATGGCGATGCTAGCTATGTAGTTAGCTTGCCTTATTCCAGTCGCTATGCATCAAGCTTTTTAAAAGCATTGCCAAATCTAGACACATCTAAAGATGTACGCTTTATGCCTTGGGCAATGAAGGACAAGCTTGACGCTACAAAGATCATCACTGGTGTAACTTTGTATCAAGATGGCGAGAAAATTGCACCAGCTTACACCAGAGAGGATCCAAACGGATTGCCTCAAATGGTGAAGATTAAGGTCAAAGGCAAAGAGCAGTGGGATGATTCCGACATGATGCAATTCCTAGAGCAAATGGCATTTAAACTTTTTGCAGATGCAAATGATAACAATCCAGTGCTTGACGCTGAGGATGAAACACCTTTTTAGTTGGTGATTATTGGTTAGCGGTTTGCAGCTTCCGTACAAAAAGCTGCACTTTTTAAACCAATAAAAATATTTTATGCCAGTTATAAAAATTACCAGTGAAACAAATTTACTACACAATGAGACGCGATACTTTATTCGTATTGACGGCAAGTTCATACAAGGGTTTTCTACATTAGAGAAAGCCGAAGAGGTGGCCCAGCAAATAGCTGCAAACGGCGGCAGAGAAAAAACAGATGAGATCACCATTAAAGAAATAATATGCTAATAAAAAACCAAACATCCAACCAGCTAACATTTAAAGACGGCCGATTCTACACAGACGAGAACGGCAACTATTTCCCCAGTGCTACCACTTTGCTTGAGGCATACCCAAAGCCAGCACAACTGATCATGTGGATGAAAGAGGTTGGCAGCAAAGCAGATGAAATAAGAGACGCAGCCGGTAAGCGCGGATCAAGTGTGCATCAATTAACTGAGGACTATGATCAAGGCATTGAGTGTACTTTGCTTGACGAATATGGCAAGCCTAAATACTCACTTGAGGAATGGTCAATGTTTGAGCGTTATGTTGAATTTAGCGTAACGCATAAGCCAGAGCATCATCTAATTGAGCAAACATTTATAAGCAGTGGCCTAGGCTTTGCCGGCACTATTGATCGCGTCTGCACTATTGATGGCAAGACTTATGTGCTAGACATCAAGACCAGTAATGGCATTTACAATTCGTACTGGTTGCAGTTGGCTGCATATCGCCAGTTGTATGATGCAAGCGTATTGCATGGATCTAACATGCCAGACATTGACGGCGTTGCTATTTTATGGCTAAATGCTAAGACTAGGACTGCCGGCAAGAAAGGCGATGTCCAAGGCAAAGGCTGGCAGATGGTAAGCGAATTTGACACCTCAAAGCAGTGGTCACTATTCCAAGCCGTCCAGCAATTATGGCACGCCGAGCATGAAGGTGACAAGCCGAAAGAATTTAGTTATCAACTTTCTCATAAAAAGTAATTAACTTTACGCCATGACTACCAAAAGAAAACGATTATACTTTGACATTGAAACCAGTGCAAACATCGGTTTCTTTTGGCAGAGTGGCTTTAAACTTAATATCGGCCCACAAAATATTATCAAAGAGCGTGCAATTATTTGCATCTGCTATAAGTGGGAAGATGAGAAAGAGACACATGCTTTAACTTGGGATAGCAAGCAGAATGATAAAAAGATGCTCAATGATTTTATCAAAGTGCTTAACACGGCAGATGAGATTATTGGACACAATGGTGACAAGTTTGATCTTGCATGGGTGCGCACTAGATGTTTATTTCACGGCATTGATATGTTTCCAAAGTACACAACGATTGATACTTTAAAAGTGGCACGCTCAAAGTTCAAGTTTAATTCAAATAAACTAAACTACATTGCGCAGTATCTAGGGATCGGGCAAAAGATCAAGACTGAATTTGATTTGTGGAAAGACATTGCATTAAAAAATGACAAGGTCGCACTGGCTAAGATGGTAAGGTATTGCAAGATGGATGTTGTGTTGCTTGAGAAAGTACACAAGCTTTTAAATAATCACATAGATGCTAAGACGCACTATGGTGTTATCTTTGGCGAGTATAAAGGCACATGCCCAGAGTGTGGATCGGATGATTTGCATAAACATAGCAGACAAATTTTAGCTAGCGGCACAATTAAAATAATTTATAAATGCATAACATGTGGGAAATTTCACCGAAAGACGGACAAGTAGGCGGATCGCATTATAAGGATTGTAAGATCCAGCCAACTGAATTTATACATGCTAACAATATACCTTTTATTGAGGGCAACATTATCAAGTATGTGATAAGACATCGCAACAAAAATGGCATTGAAGATTTAAAAAAGGCAAAGCACTATATTGATCTATTAATACAATTTGAATATGAGACTACCAAAGTTATTTAATAAAATGAAACTATCCGAGCAAGAGACATGGCTTACTAATAAGCTGGCAGAGGTGCATGGTATTGAGCAAGAAATAAGACGCTATCTTGCTAAGGTACGCGGCGGTCAAATTATCTTTACTCCTAGTGATCAAATAGATCGTCTTGATGAAATAGAATTAAAGAAAGATGCTTAAGATCAAAATCATATATCGCAAACTTGGCAGAGAGCAAGCACATGGCCTCGCCAGTAGTGATGGTGTTATAGAAATTGACGAGCGTTTAAAAGGCAAAAAGCATTTAGAAATATTAATTCATGAGGTATTGCATTTGCTATATCCTCGCAATTCCGAGGCTACAATTGTCAAAAATTCTGTGATGCTTACACGCATCCTCTGGAAAGAAGGTTACAGACGCGTGGATCAAAAAGAGGACGAGCCGCTTCAAGACGGCTTAATATAGAATTGGATTGCCTTTGACCAATTAAATATGATTAGGCAAAAGGCCGGCAAAAAAAATCAATAATAAAATTTATTATAGTAATTAGGGAATGCCGGCCTTATCTTTTACATAAAGTAAAGCTACAACTTGACACACGTTATAAAAAAGTAAGTCAATAACTTGACTTTTTGAATCATTTAATATGCAATTAAGAGACTATCAAGTAGATATTGCCGAGCAAGCAATTGACATCTTAAAAGAATTTAAGCTTGTCTATTTGGCAATGCAAGTGCGTACTGGTAAGACAATCACCAGCTTGCACATTGCTAGTTTATATGGTGCAAAGAAAGTATTATTTGTAACTAAAAAGAAAGCGATCTCTAGCATAGAGGATGACTTTAAGCAATCCAATTGTATATTTGATTTAGATGTTATAAACTATGAGAGTGTGCATAAAGCATCTATTGATTATGATTTTATTATTATAGATGAGGCGCATGCACTGGGCCAATACCCAATACCATCGGAGCGCACAAAATCACTTAGTGTGATCTGCATAGGCAAACCAGTTGTGTACTTAAGCGGCACACCTAGTCCAGAGACTTATGCGCAGTTTTATCATCAATTCTGGGTGAGTAGCTTTAGTCCGTTTAAAGACTTTAAAAACTTTTACGCATGGCACAAAGAGTATGGCATTCCGGCCAAGAAATATGTTTATAACAGAGAATTGGCAGATTATAGTAAAGTGAAGCAAGAGCGCATCCAGTCGGACATTCAGCATTTAATGTTGACTTATACGCAAGAAGAGGCCGGCTTTGAGTCTTTAGTCCAAGAGACGATCTTATATGTAAAGATGAGTGATAAGGTTAAGTGGGCAGTTGACAAGATTAAAAAAGATAAATTGTTCAAGACTAAAGATGGACAAGTAGTGCTTGCAGATACGGCGGTCAAAGAGATGCAAAAGATCCATCAAATTTGTAGCGGATCAGTCAAGACAGAGGATGGCAATGCAGTGATCTTTGATGACACAAAAGCTACATTTATTAAAGAGCGATTTAAAGGCCAGAAAATAGCCATATTTTACAAGTACATAGCAGAGGGCATGCAGTTAAGATACACCTTTGCTGGCCGTATAATAGAGGATCCAATGGCCTTTAATGAGGCGGATGGTGATGCAGTGTTTATTTCCCAGATCCAGTCGGGCCGTGAAGGCATAAATCTAAGCAGCGCAGAGGCGCTTGTCATGTATAATATTGACTTTAGCGCCGTAAGTTATTGGCAATCAAGAGCCAGAATGCAGACAAAAGACCGCAAATCTGCCTCACATGTGTACTGGATATTCACCAGTGGCGGCATTGAAGAGCGCATTTTTGGCATGGTGCAGAACAAAAAAGACTTTACTTTGAGTCATTTTAAAAAAATATATTAAAAATATTTTTTTATTTAATTAGTTTGTTTTAGCTTTGATTTCATAATCAAAACCAATAACATGAAACAATTTGAAGAGGTGCAATTACCAATAGTTGCGGAAACTGAAAATGCAGTATGTTTTAATACTTATGCTGGTTATTGTGATATGTATAAAAAAGTATGGATTCCTAAAAGTCAAATGATTATTAAAGATACTCAATGTGGCGATGGTACTATTACCAAGCAATATTTTGTAAAAAATTGGCTTTTATCAAAATTAAAATAAACCAAAACCAATAACATGAATCGTTTAAAAACACCACAACAAAAAGCAAACGAGCGCTACGCTCAAGAGTCAATCAAGCCAATGTATGCATTTATCATTGTATGCGTAGCTTTTTTAGTAACCGCCATAATGCAAAACTTATGAGAAATTATTTAGTATTTATTTACGAACTGACATATTTTATAGTTGTGTCAATTCCTCTAGCAATTACTATTTTTTTAACTGCAACTTTATTATCTAAAATCAAAAACTTTTAATCATGGCTTATTCTACTTGTTGCGGCGCTTATAGCCGTATGCCCGAAATTGATATTTGTCCAGAGTGTTGCGATCATTGCGACTGGGAGGATGAAGATGACGAGGCGAATGATGAAAAAATATTAATTAATAATCAAAACCAATAACAATGGCAAATCACCAACAATGGCAAGACCTTACGATCATAGAGAAAATTGATCTGGTAGGCAAGGTTACACACCTTTTACAAAATGACGAGGATAGCTTTAACGCTTTTAAAAGCTGGGTAGGAGCAAGCGAATTGCTTGGATTGTTTAACGAGGTAAAAATCAACAATGAAGGAAATTCTTAATTACATTAAATTATACACTGGTTGCAATGATCACGCATTAAAAAGGATTGAGGCATTGTTGGAATCAAAAATACAAAAATCCGTATTTAGGGAATTGCCATCAAAAATCCCTATTAAAATATGGGCAGAAGATTATTGTGTTGATTTCAATGTAAGTATTAATGTAATTATGGACAGATCAAGAAAGCAAGAAATTGTTGATATTAGGCATGATTTTATTAAAGCTGCTTACATGTCTGGGTATAAATGCACCTCTATTGCAAGATTTTTAAAGCGAGATCATACAAGCATTTTACATGCTATAAATAAATAACACCCCCATCTTTCCCCCTCACGGCTCTCAAGATTTGTTTTCTTTGAGGGCCGTTTTTTTTATAGCTTACATGAATCCACGCATAGTCAAACTCATTGATCACTTGATCAAATGGCAGCTTGGCCACAATAAAATCAAAGATCTGTTTATTGGTAATATCATGACTATGTCCATCAACATCTAGGTCAAGCGCTTCACCTTTGCAATGTTGTGAGGTAGCGCTGCCCTTAATTGCCTTATTCAAAGCTTTGGATCTGTACCCACTAGATATGTAAATTGGCACTCTAAACTCTGCACGGATCGGCTCAAAGATATGCTCACAGATAGCCTTTAGATTTTCAATATGCTCTGGTGTTGGCATATTGGATATGCCTAGGCGTTTAGCAGTTTCGGATCTAATTAATTCGCCTAGCGTAACATGTTGAGAAATGACCATAAATAACGTTTTAAAATAACAATAGCCGCTATTACGATTATAAGCCAAAATAAGCGCCTTTCGGCTTGCTTCTTGTACTTATGCTCGGCTTGATATAAAACCTTGTAATATCGCACGGAATCGGCAAGAATCCCTATCATGCGCATATCTTGCACATAGGCGGTTTTAATGTGCTTAACTTTAATAGTTTTAACAATGGTCTTGCCTTGCTCGGTTAAGGTAATAACATTGTTAATAGTATCGCGCTTGTAGTCTACAAGGGTATCGTGTAAAATAGTGGTGTCGCTTAAGGTAAATATTATAGTATCGTTGGCGCATGGATGATCTAGGGCCAAAGTATTAAAGACGCGATCACTCGCCTCGCGGTTGTTAAGCACTAAGCGCTCTGCCTTGCGGATCGGATTGCACGCAGCTAAAATCAAAATAGCTATTAGTAATAAATATACTAATAGCAGCTTACTTTTTGGTGCCATAGCGCGGATCGTGTGGATTTAACCAGTTAATGATAATAGGCAAAATAGAGATCACACCAGCACTTATGCACTCTTCAAGTGTCACCTCGTAGATATTGCCTTTAGTTATGATCATGGTAAGGATCGCCGTCAAGACCATCTTAAGCCATGATCCATAAATACTATTAAGAAATTTCATCTTTGTTAATCTTTTTTGTGGCATTGTAGTAATAACGTATAGCCATAAAACCAGAGATGATAGCAACCAAACCGGCCACTAAGGTCACAAATGGTTGCGCTTGTGTTACTGACAAAGTCGCGGCGGTCATTGACACGCCGGTATTGATTAAGGCTTGGCTGCTATCTTGTGTCATTTAATCTTCTGTTTTAATCTCTTCTGCTGGCTTTTGCTCTTGCTCAAGCTGACCGAAAAAAGTTAATAAAGGCAATCCGAACTCACTCGGGATCTTGTTAATAAAGGCCTTTAAGTCGGCCATGTGTTGCTCGTTTAATGTTAACATAATTTTTTATTTTTGATGCAAATATAACTATTTGTTTTTTAATTCGTCTATTTCTGCTTTAAGTTCTTGAATTGCTTTAAATGCTAATGCTATCATATTTTGATAAGCTAACGCATCTGGAGTACCATCTTCTGCATATTGCACAAATTCAGTTAAGCCTAATTCATGTACTTCCTCTGCTATTAAACCAGCAAATATTGTATCGCCATCATTATTACCTTTATAGTAAACTGGTCTTAATTGATTGACAATATCTAAACCTTTATCATAATCTCTAATACTATTTTTATATTTTAATGAAGATGTAGAACGAAGAAAATCACCACCAGCACCTACAAAAACATTTGCACCACTACCAGTTGTATTATTGTAAACACCAAGTGCATAAGTATAACCATCACTTCTTACTCTAAAATAATCAGTTCCAGATGAATTTCTACAAGATATAATATTTGTTGAACTTGTTGAATCTGCTGATTTTAAATTTAATCTACTTGATAAATAATCACCAGTATCTCCTATTAATACATTACCCCCCGAAGTGATTCTCATTCGTTCGGCATATCCACCTAATGCCGTATTTGTTGCTGAACCAAATCTTAAATTCTTTTGATATATTATAGCTGGGTCATCACTTGATGCAGCACCTGAATATATTGAAATTGAAGTTCCTTCATCATAACTTTGAACTTGAAAAACACTATTAGTATTTGTAGCACTCCCCTTCATTGTCATTTGTTGTGCACCTGAATATGATGGAAAAGAACTCGTTCCGATTCCAACGTTACCACCGCTAGTGATACGCATACGTTCGCTATTGGAAGTACTAAATATTGTATTAGAAGCGGTTGCATTGTTTAAATTCAAGTCGTTACCGATGTATCCTACATAACCTAATCTTGTTCCACTTTGAGTAAAATCTACAATATTTGTACCGCTATCAGTTCTATTAATAGTAAGCCAAGCACCCGTACCAGTTCCTTCAATATGTAGTTTACTTGATGGCGAACTCGTTCCGATTCCAACGCTACCGCCTCTTTGTACAATAAATCTTGGGTTTGTAAAGTTATTATCATCCCAAACTTGAAACGCATTAGAGCCACTACCAACATAAACACCTAACCCTCCGTCATCTCTTGTTGGGAAAGAGGTGTTATTTATAGCACTACCAACATTTACTGGGCCATTTACTGCAAGTTTTACTTGTGATGTGCCAGTTGCTTGATCAGTTGTACGATTAATAAGTACGTTACCACCGCTTGTGATTCTTAATCTTTCAACATCAGCAGTTGCATCATAAATCCTAAATGCACCTGTACCATCATTTATTGATTGTAAATTAAAAGTTCTTGTAGTACCAGCTTTTAATTGTAATGCAGCATAATCAGTTGAATTAACTAATATCTTAACATCAGCACCAGCAACTTCTAATTTTTGACTTGGCGTACTCGTTCCAATTCCAACGTTACCACCTCCATTAGGTAATATTCTTACACCACCATTCCATTGTGAAGATGAAGCAATATCAACATAAGCTAATGTTCCAGTCCATGCTTGAGATAAAGCATATTCTGGGCCTACATTTGTTCTACTTAATTTTATACCACCAGCAGTATTCCAGCTAATATCATTTGTTCCACTTGATCCTATATTAATTCCAGTATTTGCACTTAAAGCACCAGTAAGCGTACCACCAGTTAAAGGTAGGTAAGTGCTTGACGCAGCGCTTGTAGTTAAGTAAGTGCTATTGTCATAGCTTATAGTAGTGCCACTGATCTTCACAAAGCCGGTGCCATTAAGCGCAGCTTGCTTGCCATTAAATGTATTCCAGTCTGTGCTAGTCAAAGCACCAGTTGTGCTTGTGCTTGCAGCCGCTAAGCTTAAAGCTTGCGTGCTTAAGCTAAGACCATTTGCCGTGCCTATTGTAACCGCCGCGTGTCTAGCAGCAGTGTTGGCAGCGACATCTGTATTTGCGCTTACTCTGCCCTCTGTATAATAAAGGTTTGTACCCTCTGTCACTTGTGTTGTAGTATAATCACCACTAGCAGCGATCACCGCGCCAGTGCGTCCAAACACCGAACTCACACCAGTAACCAATCCGCTCACGTTGCCGTTAAGCTTTTGAATAGCTTGTAATATTGTATCTGTTGCAGCTACCACACCAGAGCCACTTGTATAACCAGTTAAAGTTGATCCTATCGCTCTAGCATTTGTAAAGTATAAACTGCCGCTCTCTGGCACATCGCTAGTTACTAAACTAACTGCACCAGTGTATCCGTTAACCGAACTTACTGCGTCTGTGTTATCTACCTTATCCCAAGTGCTGCCATTAAAAATGATCCAGTCACCTATATTCCAACTTGTGATGCCGTTTATGTTTGTAGATCCAGCAGTTGAAACTATATAATAGTCACCTTTAGATCCTACGCTACTAACAATAGTAGGTGTGTTTGTTGATGCATTCCAAGTACCCTCGTACATAACGCCACCAACTAAAGCACTAATTTGATTTTGAACTTTACCAAAAGCACCTAAAATGCTATCAGTATCAGCAATAGTACCACCACCGGTTAAATTAAGTCCGGTTAAAACCTTGCCAATTACCGCGCTATTTACTAAGCTAGGATTTGGATAAGTACCACTTAACTCGCCACCAGCAGCAATGCCGCTTATTGTTGTTAAGTATGTATTGTTATCATAAGAAATTGTAGTACCAGATATTTTTACAAAGCCAGTGCCATTTAAAGCAGCTTGCTTGTTGTTAAATATATTCCAATCTGTGCTGCTTAAATAACCATTGCTTGCACCACCAGCTTGGCTTATACTTACCACGCCACCGCTTACATCTATTGGAGCCGTGCCAGTAATTGATGCTCTTGCACGCGCATCTGTGTAATATAAATTTGTGCCTTCTGCTAAATTTGTTGTGCTTTTATTTCCAAAAGCAGTGTCAAATCTTGCTTGAGTATAATAAAGATTTGTATTCTCTGGTACTGCTAAAGTATTTAGAGTCTGGAATGTCTTGTCACCTCTGTAATATTGCGCCGTTGTGCCGCTTGCTAAAAAGTTTTCTTTATTGTTAAATGTATTCCAGTCTGTGCTGCTTAAATAACCATCTGCGCTTGCGCTAGATTGTGTGATTGCAAATGTCCTATCTGCACTAAGATCACCGCCACCAGTTAAAGGTGCAGTTGTGCTTATTGTTCTAGCACTTGTCACTGGTGTATATCCAAGCAAAGTACCAATCGTTGCAGATTTCCATAAGTTAGTAGCAGTGTCTCTATAAAGCACGCCGTTATTAATATATGGCGTAGGCGCAACATCGTGCAACTCTTCAAGCTCATATCCATTTGCTATCTTAGCATAAATCTTACCATTATTTTGGTGCGCATATTCTACATAACCAACAACAACCATGTGTTGCGGAGCCGTTGGCTTTATGTTTGTAATTCTACCAGCAATAGTCGGACTTAAATAAAGCACATCACCATCCGCCCAAGTCTCACCTTGTAGTGATCCGGTAGTATTGATTTGCTTAACTTGTCCTAATATTGTAATAAAACCTTCTTGATTATTTTGTATGGTCTCAGTAACAATACCAATAGTGTCTGTGCTATTTGCATCATTATTTGCTTGCGCTAGTTGCACCGCTAGTCTTTGACCTTGCGCCGAACTAATACGCACCACTTGATAGTTTGCCTCTAATAAATCAGCGCCAGTTTTGTTTACAACTCTTGCAACCATTTCTTGCCCTACTTGTAAAGTAACATTGCCGCCTTTCAATCCTAGATCCAATGTGCCATCTGCATCATTCCATCTCATTATGCCTACACCAGCAGTGCCGGTAGGTGTTTGATCAAACGCAACTTGTCCAGCACTTAATTGATGCTCGCCTAAAGTTACATTCCCAGTTGCACCAGTATAAGGTACTTTTGCATCAAGCATTGCTTGCGTTGGGATAAGGTAGCCATTTGTAAGACTAAAGATACCACTTGCACTTGAGTATTCAATTCCAGTGATATTCTCACTGATCGCTGATCTTGATCTAGCATCTGTATAATAAAGATTTGTACCTTCTGCTACTATGCTAGTTGTGTAGTCACCAGCTTGTCCTACTACGTTGCCCACTCTGCCAAATACGCTAAATACATTGCTTGGCAATGGATATGCGCCATTCTGTGTTACAACATTAACAACTGCCTCTGTGACATTTATTTCTATGATCTCGTCCGTTACGTTTATTATTTCCATTTTTTATACTTTAGATATATCCTCTTGAACAATAAAATTACCCCAAAGATATGTTTTGACCTCGCCGCTAGGGAATGTCACATTCATATCATAGACATAAGTGCCAGCAGCTACATCTACAATTTTGTTTAAAGTAATTTGATTGCGATTTATACCTCCAATGCTTATGCTACTATTTGCAGTAGATAAGGTCAAAGCCACCACGCTACTTGTTGGCGTTGGTCTTACTTGTATTAAAATAGTGCAACCGCTCAAGTCAATCGGCGTAGTGTCTGCTAATAAAGCAAAGGTCTGCGCCCAGCTATCATTGCGCCAAATCTTTACATTGTATTGCGCCGGCCTTAAGTCAGCGCTTGTAGAATTACAACTCATTTTTATTATGGGTTTAATGGTATATCACAAGCATCGTAATCGGAATAAGTGATCATGTTAAAGCTTACCTCAACACCGCTCAAATAGTCCTCAAACTTATCTAGTATTAAATTATATGTTATATTGTCATCAATCTGCCAATCGTTTGCGCCATTCCTTAACTTGCTTATAATGTCAGCACATATTTGCAACTGATCGCTAGTTACATCTTGCTCAAACTCACCCTCAAGTCCAGCCTTGTCTAAAAACCATAAAGTGATATTATAGACTTGCTCACGGCCTACGTTAAGTGATCCGTTGTTAATTGCTAAGCAAGCAATAGGAAATACCGGCTGGCTATCTGCGAATAGCCACTCTCTTGGCGTTGCATTCTTTATGCTTTTTATCATCGCATGCGTTGCCAGTATTGCTTTTAGTTCCGTTATTACTTGATTGTATGTCATTAAATTTCATTTTTACTCGCTCAACAAACTCGCGTTTATAACTGCGTATCTTCATAAGGATTGTTAAAATTATAAGGCAAATCAAGATTGCTAACTTTGCGTGTAGTGCCTCTTCTACCTAAATAGATCGGCGATGTGTAAGCTTGTATCTGTGGTGCAATAGCATCAAAGCCATCACCATATTGTAAGTATTGCTCAAACATGGTGCTATTTTCTCTCAAATAGTCAATCAATCTTTGCTTGTAAAATTCGCCATTGCTCATGTACTTGCGCTCTAATAACTCAAGCTGGCCCTTAGATGGAGTGTTGCTCTCTTCTGCACCTTTCTGCAACACGCCTTTGCTAAAAAATTGAAAGCTGGTGCTGATCACCATCTCGCCAATTGTAAACCAAAGCAAAGTATCTGTGATGTAATTATCAAGCAAGTTTTTTTCGTCTTGACTTAAATTCCCAATGTCAATTCCTTCTTGTAATCTGTTATAAAGGCCAGATCCTAAAGCCGGCAATATAAACTTATCTTGAGCAAGTTTGATCACTGGCAAGATTTGCTTGCCATCTATTGCATCACTTATAGCGGTGCGACTTTTGACAAGCGTTTCTGTTATAAAAAGTATGTTTAAACTCATTTCTTATTTTTTTCTAGTTACTATTTTAACTTGCCATCTATGTCTGCAATATGGTCTATGGTTGCCGTTTGGCTCCGTAAACCAACCGCCTCTGCGATCCCAAACTGAATAACCTAAACGCTCACTGATATTCTCTATGTCTGCGCGGCTCCAAAGTTTAGTCTTAGCCAATTGCAACATCCTTGCACAAAATGGTCTATTTTTACTATCCTCTGGCCCAGAGTAAGTATATCTAAGCAACACCTCGGTCTTAGTTGTCTTGTCACCGCCCGGAATCTTACTTAAAGGCTCAGTCAGTTGTCTTATTACTGGTGTATAGTTGGGGTTTAAAATGCTTATTGCAACACCAGTCTGCGTTAAGTACCCCTCAAGCTTTAGCGCCTCAAGCGCATTATCTATTTGCTCAACACTTTTATTTAAGACCTTAGCCATCACCTCTGGTGTCACACGCTTGTCTTTGCTAATTAAATCTAAGACATTTGCTTTAAGTACATTAATTTCCTCATCCGCAAAAGCTTGATAACCTTTAGCGTCATGCGTTTCTACTACCTCAAAATCTTCTACATTGTCACCACATGCTGCAAACTCATTCACTAATAAGTCATCTTGCATAGATGCAAAAGCTTGCTCTGTTGACGGATCATCATCAATGCCTAAGAAAGTGTCAACATCTGCATCTGTAAATCCAAAGCCATTTTTAAGCATTAAAGATGCTTGCGCTTTGTTGATCTTACCAGATCCAAATTGACGCACAATGCGCATTACATTTTGGTGCTGGCGTCCGCTTAAGTTAGTCAAAGTTGCATTTGCTTGTACTGGTTGTGTTGTTACACCGCTAGCATCTGCTACAACCGAACTTTGCAATCCTAATTTCTCACGGATCTCATCTCTTGTCATGTTAGCTGACATCACTGCCTCGCTAAACTCAAAGCTTAACGGCTCAACTGGTACGATCTTAAACTCGCCCTCTATGCCGGCTAAATTCATTAATTTAGTGAATGTTTGCTCATGCTCTTGCTGGCGCTCGTTTACATAAGTATTTTGGAATATCTGGTAAGCATCGCGAATTTCGCTTCTGCCACCTAATTGGCCCTCTGTCTTGATACCGAATAACATCGGACTTGTAACTTGATGACAAGAAAAAATCTCTTGCATAATCAAATTATTGACATTGGTAAAATCTTCTTTTGTTAAGCTTGTCTCACCTAAGTTCACAATGTCAACTGCATTCTCTCTTGATGGGTTAAATGCAATTACAACACGATCGCCGTCATGATTTGCAAACTTACGTTTTAAGTCTGTCTCAACCATTTCTTGCTCCTCTTCTTGAGGTAAGCCGTTATTAAAGTTAATCAATTTAGTAGCAACAAAGTTGTGCTTTGCATTGCCTAAAATGTGTCTGCTTACTTGGATGTCACTCTCAATATAGTTCAAGCCTTGGAAATAACTCGGCAAAGGATATACATCGCTTTTAGGGTTGTATTGCTTTACAAAGAATATTTGTGGGCCACTAGGATCATTCGGATTGAATGCTGGGTACTCTCTTGCTTTCTCTTTAAAGTCGCTAGCAGTCCAGTCATTCTTAACATAGAATGTTTGTAAGTCTTTACTTGCTCTTACCTTTTGAAATTCTATGTGAAATACATCTTTAATCTTACCCAAAGCATTGTAAATGATTTGTAAGTAATAGCCACCTTGCAACTCATCATCTAAGATTGAGCGCTTCATGATTTGATTCCAAGTCTCACCTTGAGAATTAGCTTTCTGCTCAACACCCTCAAAGCCTTTGCCAAATATATAGTTGACTTTGCCTTTTACAATTGCTCCGTGCTTAGGTGACTCACCATACAACTCAATTAAGTAGTTTGGATAATTGTTTTTTGCACCAAACTCAACATAATTTTTGCCTTTTTTCTCTTCAAATCTAGGCTGCTGCGCTTGATCAAACTGAATGTTTATTAATTGATATTTATTGCTCACTTGTATAAGTTTTAAATTCGTTATCTTGCTCGTTGTACTCTGGTTGAGGACAATCGGTTTCATCATGTAAATACATAAATCCCTCTTCTACTATCGCACCGCTCAAACTCTCTTTAGTGTTAGTTGCGCTTGCTTGCTCTCTTATCTTATACCTCCAAGTGCCACTCTCTTTGCAATCAAACACAGACTTTAAAACAAGTACCTTCTGGTATCTTGCATCTGTGCTTATGTTTGTCCCTACAAATGTAACACAATTTTCTGTTGCACTTGTGAAAATAAACAAGTATTTCGGGTTGGAAATTGTTGCCAATTCTAAGCCGGTAAATATTAAATTATTGTCAATGCCTTTGTATATATGCAACATGTTATAAAAATTAAAATGCCCTACCCACACAAAGTAGGTAGGGCATAATTAAGTACTACTATGGTAAAATTACCCAGCAGTCTCAAGCGCCGCTCCTACTGATGCAGACACTTGTAAAAAATCATCTTTTTCAACACCAGTCAATGTGATGTTGTATCCGTTACGATCGCCGGCAGCAGTACCAGATCCACTTTCAGTAGATGCTAAATAAAGGCCATTTCCTTCGCCATACATGCGATAGTTGCCATCCATATCTAGAGTAACTGCAACTAGCTTATTTTTAGCTAATGTTCTCACAATGTTTGCAGTTGTAGAGTCTCTCTTGTTTAAAGGGAATACTACTTGATGAGTATAGAATACTGATCCGTTTTCCTCGGATGCAGTTGCATTTGAACTTGTGTTTGCGGTTGCTCTTGGCACCTCAAACTTATAAAATCTTTTGCCGGTTGCTTTTGTGATACCAGTAACCAATCCGCTAACTTCTGCAACGGATGTGATGTTACCGAACTCGGCTAAAAAAACGGCTTGTAAGCCTCCGATATTTTCGCGGCAATCAATAGAATATCCGCTTGTTATTGCACATGGCATAATAAAAAAGTTTAAAAAAAAGGCGGCGTTTATTGCACCGCCTTTCTTTGGTTATTTATTTAATTAGATTGCTGACTTAAACTTAACACATAAAGTTGTGTAAGCTACGTTCACACCTAATTTGAAAGCTACTCTATATCTTACTTCATTGTTATCTTTAGAGTACCAGATCATGTAGTTTTCCTCTTCTGCTTCTAAGTCAAACGCCATAGCGATGTTTGACAAAGTTGTTGCGTAGATGTCACCAGTACCATTTAAACCATTAACCGCTACTAATTCAACATTTGTACCAGGGATCACAAAAGTTTGATTTGCGTCACCATCTACTTTGTAGTTGTAAAGGTTTAATGCTTGATAAGCTAAAACTGCTAATCTGTAAACATCATTACCTACCATCACTTTTAAATCTTCTGCATCAATGATTTCTACTGGGATAGCTTTGTAAACTGCATTCAATACACTTACTACGTTAGCAGCAGTAATTGTTGCGATAGGGCCACCAGATACATAACCAGATACGTTTGCGTCAACTGGTGATCCAGCATCAATCAACTTAATTAAACCATCAAAGCTAGATAAGTTAGGGTTAGTGCTTTGAGTATTACCTTGCCAGATAGCAACTTCTAATTGCTTAGCAATCATCTTATTCTTTTGCTCTGTGAACTTAGTTTGAAACTCTGCCCATCCAAAATCTTCGTAAGTAGATCCAGCTTTTAAAGCTTCTTGAGAGAAATAAGCTTCAAAATCTTTAGGACAGATTGTCTCTTCAATTTTAATCTTACCAACTACAACCTCTGCTTGAGACAAAGTAGTTGTACCACTTGGATTCCATCCACAAGAATCTGTTTGGAAATTTGCGTTTGTAGCCAATTTAGGCACTTTTACGCTTGATTTTGTTTTAGGTAATAAGATACCACCAGACTTGATGTAAGACTGAGTCTTTGCAGAGAAAACTGCTTCTGTTAACAATGGAGCAATCTCTTGTTTAGTATATGCTGCAATGTTTGAAAATGCTAATGCCATTTTATTTAATTTTTAGTTATGAACAAATTGATTTTGAAAATTTATCAAACTCTGCTTTTGCGTCTGTTTTAGCTTCTGCAAAGTTGTTGCTTGTTTTAACACCAGCATCCGGTGCTGACTGAGGCGCTTCAACCAACATCTTGCTGATCTGCATTAAGCCTTCAATCACTTTGTTTGCTTGGCCTAATTTAGCCTCATATTGTGCAAACTTGTTTTCGTATGCGCTGAATTTATCATTCGTTGCAGATTCAAAAGCAGCAAATTTTGCGCTCATATCTTCAACTGCTGGTACTTCAACTTCTACTGATACCTCATCTTCTTTCTTTGGTTTGATTTCCATGATCGCTCCATTATCGCCTAAAACGATAACCTCACCGCTTTCAAGTTCATGCTCACCTACTGGTGCTGGTACACCAGCAATTGTTACAATACCACCAACTGCTAACTCAGTAACTTCAACAATAGTGCCGTCTTTCAATTTGGCTTCCATCATTTTAACTTCTGCTTTAGGCTCGCCGCTTGGCATTGGCATATCTTCATTGTTCACTAATTCAGCGAAAAACAAAGATACTTTCTCTAGAATGTTTTGTGCGTCTTTCATACTTTATATATATTATTTAATTGATAAAGGTACTTTTAATAACTCTGCCAACTCTGCAAGTTTTTGTTCTGCATAGGTTGGCTCCTTTTTTTCTATTGGATATTCAAAAAATCCCTCAACTGAAAATCCTTTCACTTTGCCTTGTTTTATAAGCTGCCATGCTTGCTCATTCTCAACATAAAAGCTACCAAACCAGCTACCATCTTTTGCATCTTCAAATCCTTTCATTGGCTGAATGCCACGCTCTTTGTCAACTATAAATGACTCAAACATAATCAAACCATCCAAAGTCATTGACTTGTCATGCATCAAATTAACTTTGTCTTGATACCCTTTTTTGCTAAACTTGATCGCAATATCTTTAATTGTTTCTGCTGGGAATGTCACAAAATGCTCGCCAAACTTTTTATTGTTGCGATATATTGGCTTATCTGCTAGCATGATCGGGCCAGATATAATGTGCTTATCTTCATCTTGTATTGCAAAATTCATAGATGCAGATTTAAAATCTTCATTATTCATTTTAGATTCGCACCAGTTTAACATCGGATCACCACCCCATAAAAGGTAGCTAATTGTGCCGCAAGCTTCACTATCGCTCGGGTTGTAATATTCTTTTGCTCTGCTTAAATAAGAATAGGTGCGCTTAATAGTTTCTTTGCTTAGATTTTCACCTTGCATGATCTGTTGCGCTCTTACCTTACCTACTTGAGTAGCACATTTATTGCCTAGTTTTTCATTTAATTTGATCGCTCTTTCTGCATTATTTTTAGCTGATTCTGGGTAGTCATTATATGACTCTTCTGCAAAGTGTTGCTCCCAGATTGAATTGCATATAGCAACTGCTTGCTCACTATCTTTGCCTTCATTGATCACATAGCTAATACATCTAGGCAAAAACTCATCTTGTCTTTCGCCTTTGCTTGGATCAATAAAATCTTGACTAAACGCTACAAAGTCACGCTGGATTGCTGGCTTATCTACAAGAGCAATAAATGAGACCTCAGCATCATCTTGTAGATCCTCTTGTATTCTTAATTCGTAAATAGGTAAGTTCATACTTAATAAATATTTTTAATGCCGTTTAGGTACTTTTAGCTGATCCTTGCGGCTCTGTTTAATCTTGTGATCCTTTCTTGATTTCCGCTTATGTCACTTTCTACAACGTATGCTCTTGCTGCCACATTACCTATTTGATTAACTTGTGCTTGATTTAAAGTAGTAGTTTGTAATGATGGCGCAAGTGGTGCATTTGCGCTTACACTAGGAATAGATGGTGCGCCAAAGCTAGGGATTGAAATTCCGCTTCCGCCTTTTACTTGAGTCATTACACTCTTTGCTCTGCTAGCTGCTGCAAGTACTGCTGCAATTTGAGTGGCATAAAAAATAGGAAATGCAAAAGGTGCTGCTGGGCCAGTTGCTTTTGCACCTTTTTGTGCAATATCTAAGCCTTGTATAAATCCAACACCAGTGCCTATTGCTATTTCTGCAAGACCAGCAATCTTTGCGGCAGTAGTACCTTTTTCAAATAATGCAGATAAACCTCCAGCAATATTACCGATAGCATTTGCAAGACCTAGTTTTGCTTGCAACTCTGCATCTGCAAGTGCTATTTTTTTAGCAGTTGCATCCTCTTCTACTTTTAATAAATCTTGTTGTAATTTTGTATCAAAATCATTATAAGCTTTAGCTTCTGCTGCTGCTTTCTCTAATCTTTCAGTTTCTTTGGCTGCTTTTTCATCTTCAATTTCAATAAGTCTTTGTTGCAATTCAGTGTCAAAATCTTCATATGCTTTAGCATCTGCTGCTGCTTTCTCAAGTCTTGCTTTCTCTTCTGCGTCTATTTTTTCTTGCGCTGCTTTTCTTTCTGCCGCTTGCTTTTCATTAAATGCTTTTTGATCAGCTAATCTTTTAGCTTGTTCTGCCTTTTCTGTATCAGTCAACTCTTTTGATCCAGCAATAAATCTTTTATTTGCATCTTCATATCTGGTGCCAAATTCTGTAACAGACTTTTTAGCATCATCCCACGCACCACTAAAGTCACCACTTATAAACTTTTTAACTGCTGATCCAACAAGGCCTAATCCTTGCAAGAATGAACTCATGGCAGAATAAGCCACTTTAAAACCATCTGTGACATAAGGCAATGCCTTAGTAGCAAGATCAATGAAAGTATCTATTAAAGGCTCCATTGCTCCTAAAATGCCATTTAAGATCCTACCAAATTGAGTAATTATAGGCTCAAGCTTTTTCATTGCACCTTCATTCTTTGCAAATGCGGCCGCTAGTCCAGCTACTAAACTAACTAGCAATCCGATACCAGTTGCTTTAAGTGCAGCACTAAATGATGTTGTAGCAACTTTTGCTCTATTAAGTGCAGCTCCTACCATTCCTAGTGGGCCGCCAGCACTTTCTAAAGTATCAATCCAGTCGCTTGATGCTTTCTTAGATCCCTTAATTTTATCCTCTAGATCGTCAATTTGATTGAATAATTTTTCAAATTCCTCGGAGCCGGCAGCCGTATTTTTTAACTGCTTTTTTAATTCTTTAAGCTGAGCAATACTGCCTTCTGTGGCAGTGCCGACACCTTGTATGTCATCTTTTAAATCTTTGACCTCTTTCTCTGCACCGCCGGTGTCAACTTTAATCTCGGCGGCAATTGTTGTTTTTTTAGTTGCCATGCTTTATTATTTTAAACAAGTGTTTAAGCCTACTTGTCTTATTAGGTTAGTATAATTAAATGATCCAAAGGTCTCATTGTACTCAGTATTCATCACATCTTCATAAGGCAATTTGTCTGTATATGCGCCTTTGTAGAATATATTATGATTTTTTCCAATGTCATAAGTCACGCCGGAATTGTGGAAAATATCGCACTTGCTCCATTTTTCAATCGGATCAGTACCCCAGCAAAAATCTAGTCTTGGCGTTATTTTTACATCAAGATCATGATACCAGCAATTCCAAAGCATACCCCACATGCCGGCAGTAAACTGCTGAATGCCATAATAGCTTGGATTTTTTTGCACTCTTAATGGCTCACTCTTTTGGAAATAATCATATAAAGCCACACTATCGCTCTCAACTTTTTGCCAGAATTTATAGTCAGTATTTTTAAAAATATATTGAGATCCGCCGCTATTCAATCTGTGCTTTATTGGCACGCTATAATCTAAGCCAACAATGTCGCACATATCCTCATAAAGGTCTTGACCTTTCTCTAGAATATAATCGCTCCAAATAAAGCCTTTTGAGTCACTAACATAGCAACTATCATCTTGCTCAAGATCGCTAAAATCTACCGGTTTTGTGAATATCATATCGCAGTCATGTAGAAATACATTTTCCATCTGCAAATAAGGATAAGCTTGATAGTGCTGCTTGACTGCATTCATGATCACACTAGGAATGTAAGTAGGCATCACACGAGTGTCTTTGTACTCAAAAAAAGCTATTGTGTTAAATTTCTCTTTTAACCTTTCATACATAGCAGTTGTCTCTGGCCAGTTAGTCTTATCATTTTGATCTTTACTAACAGATAACAAGACATGTATCTTATCATCTGGTATGCCCACCGACTTAAAGTTGGTGAGCATAACTTCTAAATGCCATGCGTAATAAACTATCTTAGGTTGCGTGCAAATATAAATCATATTGTTTTTTTTATTAGCATGATCCGTCAAACATTGTGACGCTTATTGTACCTCCATCATTTACAACTTGGCCGCTAAATGTTCTGCTTGTTGATGTTGCACTTATACAAGTAAGGTTTGATGCAGTATCAATCACCTCAACAGAGTCATTGCTTACATTTGTGTAAGATACAACAATTGTTCTAGATGCACCAGTCTGCGTAGTTGTAGCCGATGCTCCATCACCAGCAACTATTGGGAATGTTGCACCATCAACTTGAACTCCATTTATTGTTATATTAGTTATTGATGTACCGGCCGTGCTATTAGTAATATCAACAAAAGCATAACCTAGCGTAGTTGTAGTAGTTGTTGTACTCGTAGTTGTTGTTGTAGGCGGAGCCGTTGTAGTAGTTGTAGTTGTACTTGTAGTTGTAGTTGTAGGCGGAGCCGTTGTAGTAGTAGTTGTTGTACTTGTAGTGGTAGTTGTAGTTGTTGTAGTAACACAATTTACAACCGCTCCTGAGCTTACACCTTTATTTCCTACATTGTCCATAATTGCCACATAATATGTTGCATTTGCAAGCATAGTATATGTAAATTCAGTAGCACCTCCTAAGAATGTTCTAGTTGCTGAATTGTCTAATCTACTAAGCGCATCACTACTTGACGTTGAACTGATAGCAATATACTCAAAACTTTCACTACCTCCGTTAAATCCGTTAGCAGTAACAGTTCCGGTTCCTTCCCCACCAGTGCAACCTGGACTAACACTTAATGTAATTGCAGCATAAGTAGTAGTAGTTGTAGTTGTACTTGTAGTTGTTGTTGTAGGCGGAGCCGTTGTAGTAGTTGTAGTAGTACTAGTTGTTGTAGGCGGAGCCGTTGTAGTAGTTGTTGTTGTACTAGTAGTTGTTGTTGTAGGCGGAGCCGTTGTAGTAGTAGTTGTTGTACTTGTAGTAGTTGTTGTGGCAGCCGGACATGTTTGACATGTCTCTTCTGTCCATACTGCAACATATTGACCACCTTCAAGTATAATAGTAAATCCTCTGCTTGTTCCGCTACATTCACTTATCCAAAAATTACCAGTAATTGTACCATTTGCAATTAAAGTACTTGTTAATTTAGTCGCAGTACATAAAGTACTTCCGCCAGCTAGAATTGTAAATGTCTCTATTGGTCTTGCTGGGTTAGGGCATACATTATTGCAAACATCGTAAGCACTTACCATGCTATAAGATGCATTAAAAGTAGGCAATGTAGTTGTAGTAGTAGTAGTACTTGTAGTAGTAGTTGTTGTTGGCGGAGCCGTTGTAGTAGTTGTAGTAGTACTAGTTGTTGTAGTAGTTGTAGTAGTTGTAGTAGTAGTAACATCTGGGCATGTTTGACATGTCTCTTCTGTCCATACTGCTACAAATTGACCTCCTTCAATAATAATAGTAAATCCTCTGCTAGTGCCAGTACAAGCGCTTAACCAGAAATTGCCAGTGATTGTGCCATTCGCAATTAAAGTACTTGTTAATTTAGTCGCAGTGCAAAGCGTGCCACCACCAGATAAAATGGTAAATGTTTCAACTGGACGCGATGGATTTGGACATACATTGTTACAAACATCATAAGCACTCACCATGCTATAAGATGCGTCAAAAGTAGCTAAAGTTGTAGTTGTAGTAGTTGTACTTGTAGTTGTAGTAGTAGTTGTTGTAGATGGCACAAAATCAGTACCAACTGCATCAATCACTCTTAGCAAATCAACCTTTGTAGTATCATTGTTTTCTGGACTATAATCGTACACTTTTATAAGTCTATAAAGTCCGCCATCAATAAAATAATACTTTGCAAAATCTATATTAAAAATGTCTAGTTCCGTTAAATCAAAAAAGCCGGTTAGTAAACGGCTATCTTTGTCAGTAATTTCGTACATGTACGGCGAGTAGTAAACATTAAATAAGTTGTAGCTTAAGTCACCACTTGTCAAGTTAAAAAACAATTGTTGTGGTGCGCCAAAGTTTATGTCAATATTTGGCGTTGTTGGATTGTTTAAATGTCCACAAAATAAATAAGCAGTGTTTGATCCTAAGTTAGTCGCTCCATTTAATATGCTCCAACTTGTTACACCAGTAATTTTGTTTATTTGCATAATACGCATAATATGATCCATAGGATCTTCTTTGGTATTATTGTCCGACTTTTTATAAATAGCTGGGAAAATTTTGTCAGTTGTACTTGTGCCAAACAAAGGTGATGACGCAAATATTATTTCAACACTCTCAGTATTTTTAGCAAATTCAAGACCATTATCGTACACCCTATCACCATATCCCTCATTAAATTTCTTGCGATAATCTTCATTGTAAAAATCATTGTCTTGTTTATATTTAAAATTGTAATATCTAGCATTGATCTCACTCATTGGCTTGATCTTAATTGCTTTGCTATGATCTAGCTTGTCACTCCAATCAACAATCGTACCAGTATAAAAATCAACATAAGGCTTAATCACTAAATGCTTTGTCTTATATTTATCTTCAACAATCAATAAATTATACATCTTCATGATGGATGTCACAAAGTCTTTTTGAAATATACCTTTTGGGATTGTATTATTGATCACCATTGTGTCACCTAATTCAATAGGCGCAGTTGTTGCAACATTGTTTATAACATTTATTGTACTTTCGCTTACATTAACCTCATCACCAATGTCAAGTATGCAACTTGTTCTAACTCTTAATGTGTCATTTGTTGCTAGGGTTACAGATAATGATTTATTATAATAAAGCAAATCAGTACCATTATAAGTTTGACTTGATCCAGATATTGCAACTCCATTTTTTAAGACTGCTATTGTTAATGGCCTTGTAGCTAAAGTATAATCACCAAAAATTTCAATTGTTATATTAGTAGTAAGCGTAGGCGTACCATTATAAGTGAAGGTTGTATCGCTAGCGCTTGCAGTAAATAAAGAGCCTACTTTAGTCTCATAACTTACAAAGTCTTGTGAGCCACCTTCATTCATGCTTTGATTTATTGCTTTAGTCAATTTAAGCACATCACTTGTCTGTTTAGTTAATTGCTTTGAATTGTTAGGCACAATTAGCTTTCTAAAATCGCTAGTATTAAATAAATCGCATTCATAAGTGTAGCCACTGCCAGTGAAAATCTTATCTAGATATTCACGCACAAACAATGCTGGCTTGAATGTCTTATATTGAAAATTTACTTTGTCAGTACTTACATTGCCATAGTCAATCAAAGGATAGCAATAGCTAGTGCTGCCGGTAGTATTCCAGCTTGCCACAATATTAGCATAAGAATATGTGTGATCATAAGCGCTAAAGTCTAAGTCCTCAAGTCTTTTATTGCCAAGTGCATTTATAAATCCGCCCAATTCCCCAAATAATGCGCACTCATATTCAATCGCTCCGTCAACATGTACTATCTCAAGTAAGCGCAAAACACCTTTCATGATCTGCAATCCGTCAATCTCTATTCGTGCCGATGCATTACGCGCTGCGTTAAAGTTTGCCAGCACATTTGGATCAAGAGGATTGTCAAAGTTAGCATTGTTAAAATCAAAGATATTGCCTAGCAATTTATTATTGTTAGCAGTGCCGGGCAATACTATTGTCTTTGTAAAGCTGGTGCTTTTGCTATCTATGTTTTGTAGATCATCAATGGCATAAGTAATCTGGTTGCTTAAGCCTTGAGTCAAATCAAGTTCATATCCTTCAATAAATATTCTAGTCATGTTATCTTAATTGGCTAAAGCGTGTTTGATTAATGTCAATCTCTACCTCAAAAACTCTTAATCTATTATTGACATATTTGCTATATTCAAAATTTGTATTCTTAATACTTACTGGATAAAAATAACCATCCAATTCAAAATACACTTGAGGTGAGTCAATTAACTCTGCAAGCCATTCATATTGGCTATCTGTTGGTGCATTCATTGTAAGCTTATATGCATGATCCTTTTTATTTAGATAGTTCACCTTGCTATCAACATACTTTTTATTGGCATCATAATAAGTAACAGATGACGCGCCAAAAGTATAATCTCTTTTTTCATAAGACTTTCTTTGAACATCCATTGTTAGCCTAGATGCTAGATCAAACTTGGCAGTGTCAAACATGCCTAGGTGATTCATAAAATGTAGGTTGTAGCTAGTGTATTTAGGATTGCACTCCAAATTAACTCTATATGTGCTAGTGCCTAGTGTGATCGTGTAGTATTTAACAGATGATGTGATCACGGCAGTAGGGTTGTTTAATGCCGGCGATCCTACGTTAAGCTGCGCAAAAGCCTTAGTGCCTCCAAGGGAATAAGTAGTGTCTGCAATTTTTACATTGCTAAAATTATAAGTTGACACAACCAATCCGCTTACATCCTTAGCACCTATATAGATATTGTCACCTAGTGATGCATTTATTTCGTTTGGCCTATTGCTTAATGCTTTGCCATTATAAGCGCTCAAATCTGCCACCTTGCGCTCAAATGTAGGAGCCACAAAATTGTAAGCAGTTACGTTGCCACTTGCTAAGTTTAAATAAGTCACACCGCTATATTCCTCACCGATCCTATATTGATATGTCTGTGCTATTTGTCCGCTCACATTTGGCTCGCACATTAATACGTTTGTGTTAGGTGTTAGCCACTGGTAAGTCATTGTGTTTCTTATAATAGGCCCAGCGTCAAAATATCCGATGCCGGTTGTTGGCTCTGGGTAAAGCTTAACTCTTACTTGCTGCGCTCCGCCAACGTAAAGATCAACAACATATTTCAAGTCTGTGCTTGTTATGTTTGAGTCAAATATATGCCAAAGAGTGTCTTGCACCGATGGACTGCCACTTGGATAACCTAGGTTTGTTATTGCCATTATTTATTACTTTTATTCAAATTAATTCTCTCAAATGTGATCACAATGTCCGATCCAACCGCCTCTGCAATAGTCACCTCAAAATTCTCAAAGGTCTTGTTAAAAGCATCCGTGAAATAGTTAGTAGTCTTTATACCAAATCTTTTAATTAAATAAGCTAAAGTCTCAACTTGCCTATCAATTAAAGATCCTTTTTTGCTAAAGCTTACCCCTATTTTTTCGCCGCCTTTGCCTAAAGCCTTGTCATTCATGACACTTGTAATCTTCGCCTTTCCACTCTGTATGTATCTTTTTAGGGATGCTCGGCCGCTCTCTGGCATGCCATAGTTCTTATATTGATATGTTGAATTGGGTGCATTTCTTGAACTATCAACACCTTTTACTCCCTCATTGGGATAGTCAAAATAGTCTAGCATTCTTAGCGTAAAGGTAGTTACACCATTTTGCTCAATAATCTCTGGGATCATATTACTAAGCAATTCACCGCTACCGACTACGCCTTTATTATTACCAAAGTAACTAATATTTTTTAGTAACTCTTCACCATATTGCTCAAGCACGCCATTGACCACACCAAACT